AGCGATTGTCAAGAACTCTTTTCCTCTGCTAAAATAATCTCATTTCCATCCACTAACCACCTTAAAGTAGTTCCCTCATACCATTGCATCTCATTCAAAATTACTTCGGGCACTGTGATACAATAATCTCCTGTTACAGGATCGACCTCTACTTCACTAAAAATTTTCTCGGAATTTTTTTGCATATACACGAACCTTACACTTGATTTTATATAGCGAAAAAAAATTTTATACGCCTTGGAATTTTATCGTGCTCTTGGAAACCTTTGTAGGTTAGGGGAGTCATGGGTTTTTATAAACGCCCCCCCTTAAACGGGGGGACTGCTGTATTCACGAACGACTGATTATGCGACTGTTGTGAACTTAGTGTTGTTGAAGTTAGCAACAGAAAACTGCTGACGATTAACCAACTTATATGTACCTAACTCCGTAGAGTAGACATAACCCTCACCATCGATTCTGTCATAACCGATGTATGCCTCAGGACCTACATTTCGGCACTGGTTCATCAACTCTTCTTTCAAAACTATCATCAACCCGTAGAGGTGCATAAGTGATTCATTACCCATGAAGTCCTCATTAGTCATAGGATAACCTTCGCGAATTGACTTATTCACATTTTGCTTAATCTGTGCTGCTTCCTTATCACTTACGAACACGGTCTTATCATACACCTGACGAATCAAGTCTATGACGGGAGGCATCTCAAACTGATCCAATCCGTCATCATACTGACCGCTCCAGATGTATGCCTTAGGGAACACGAACTTACAATAAACTGTATCGGTGATCATGAACCTTAGCGGTTCTGCCACGGCATCACGTAGGTCGGATTCTGCCGTGTAGAGAGTATGCGGCGCGACGATAATTTCCTCTCCTACGGTGTCATCGAACTTATATGTGATTGTGTTCGGTGTGTATTCATCAGTGCCACCGAACCCGATGAAGTCACCCTGAATAATACCCCCGACCCGTGGTAGATAGTCAAAGCACTTATGCAGAATTGTTGCAACCTCTCCCGTGTGGTTCGCATCGATGTCCTGATGCGATTCATTGATTTTGATCTTTACTTTGTTGAATACAGATTTGGTCCCCACAAAGAACTTACCCGATGCAGGATTAGTCCCCCATACGATTGCTGGTGCTCCGTCAATCTTCACTGATAAATCACCCTTCAGTTTGAGAGATACCAAAAATGAAGTATCTCCGGTAAGGATTGTATCTTCGGGATGTTCGATGTGAAGGTTTTTTGTCATGTTGTGATCAGAGAAGAATCAGGATGAAAACGATTGAATAAAAGCGGGCATAGATTGCTGCCCATTCTTTTTTAGTTTTAATCATCATGCGAAGATATAACCGTTAGCGAATTCTTCGTTCTTGAAATACTTTTGGTCGCCAAACTGTCCAACGAACTTACGAACAAACCACTTATAATTCTTTTGAAATACACCTTCGCCAGCAACGCAAAATTCATCACAGAGCGCGTTGAGTCTGCTCTTGGTGGTATTGGACTGCCAACCGCCATCAAAGATGGTCATGGAGTCGTCATCGATTGTTGCGATCTGATTGCCATGGAGATAGACGAAACTCACACCCTCAATGGTGATCACCTGAGTGTTGCCCGACTTCCAGTCCTGGTTTGCCTGGATGGCGGCGTTCATTTGGGTTTCGATCTTACGCATGAGAAGAGAAAAGGTTTAGAGCGTGTGGCGGGCGTTGTCCCCTCCACTTCTATACAATACACGATTTTGAGGGTCGTGCCAAAATCGTGTGACACTAGTCCGACTGTCACATGGCATCGATCTGACGCTGAATCGTTTCGTTTCTTTCGTTGATGACTTCCATCATATCAGAATCCAGCAGATCGATGAGAAGATTAGCACCCAACAAAATCACAATGGCAGAAAGAAAGATACGCATGAGTTTGTGTTACTTAAGGTTTGCTTTGTTGATGACTGTAACCCATTCAGTCGGGGGTGATAGTTTGTTGGATACTTTTACCCAACGACCTTTGAACTTAACGATGGTGAATTTCATAGGTTTGTATCAGTTACCGAAGAACTCATCATGACAATCAGCAACGAAATCTACCAGTTCATCGGTACAATCAAGACCGAAACGATCACATACCCAATCAACACAATCATTCAGGGGAGGCATCATTTCCAGCATGTAGTTTGCAAGGTCTGAGGCAATCATCTCTTTCAGTTGGCGCATGTCGCTCTGCATGGCATAGGTGCAAGGGTCGGTGTAGGTCTGCATTTGGTTGATTTCTTTGACCTTTCTACAATACACGGTTTTGAGGTCTGTGCCGAAACCTTGTGACACTAGCTCAACCGTCCACGGGCGGCCGAACAGTTTGTGTTACTTAGTCTCCACTAATTCCTGCTGATATAACATTAGATTCTCTTCTGTAACCTCATCCACACTCTCTTGAATCACCTGATAGATGTAATCAATGTTGCCAACATCATCAAAGATACGTGCAACAAGTGCAGGGTCATTTACCTCAATATCATAATCAACCTCACCATTTTCATCCTTCATATGAATATCTTCCTTCGTATAAATCCATGCTGCACATTCTGCATCTTCTCCCTGTTCTTTGATCATACTTGATACTCTGTCTTGAAGTTGCTTAAGAGTGTAGTTCATGAGTTTGTGTTAGATAGTGAAGGGTTAGTTAGTCTCTCAATTATCAGGGAATTGTGCAAGTTTGGCATCGGCAAGTGCTGCTATCATAGTCCAGACCTTTTCTCCACTGATAACATGTTCGGCACAAATGTATTCTACTGAATCCTCAACGATTTCAAGAACTTCAATTGCTTGCATTTCAAGTTCAGTCATGGTAGTATCAAATAGGGGTGAATGAGTGAGTGTTACTTAGTAGTCTGTATTTCCTTCAATATATTCTTCTACATCAAACTTCTTATCATCTTCATATTCTTCTTTATATTCAATCACATCATAAATCTCACCTGGCATATCATTAATCTCAGAGAAAATGTCAGTGTCGAAAGTGTCGTAATCCATTTTGATGAAAATTGTTTGACTTGAAACTACAATACACGATTTTCAGCATCGTGCTCATTTACTGTGCCACTAATACTTTTGGCACATGGTATCATTTAACGGGGAAGTTCTTGCAGACAGCATCACATAGCATCACGATTAAATCCTCGGCATCATCTGCAGTATGCCCAAACTTTGATTCAATGATACTCTCAATATCTTCCATTAACTGTTCGCGACTACTTAACATCTCAAGTGTGTCGTTGTTAATCATTTTGGAATGAATTTCTTTGACCCTTCTACAATACACGATTTTCAGGTCTGTGGCCGACTCGTGTGACACTAATTCAATTGGCACAAGACACTAGTTTAAAGTGTGCCAATCTACAAACTGACACACTAGTAGTTGCTTACAAGTTCTTTCATGCTAACTTGAACATTCTCATCACCTTCTAGACCTAATACTTCATTCCAATCATATGATTGTAGGTCTAGATCTTCATAACACTCAATGTCTAGTGTAACACTTACAATACGTTTCCGTCCGTGTGCATACATGAGAGTCTCGTGCGATGTTTACGTATTATATCATGCGTAATGTCTATATGCAAGCGCTTGATAGTCTGTGCTATCGCGTGCATATTCATCATCTAGATCATATGTGTATTGTGTATCATGATGCATCTCGTCGAGCATATACATCTCGTCGCGAGTATCATGACATGATGTCTCGTAATCCCATATGTAGAATGTCTCGTAGTCGTTCATGGTTCTTGCCGAGATATCTAGTGTGTGATTATATCATGTAATCTCGTTCTATGTCAAGTGTAAGATCTCGACGAGATTTATAATCAATATATTTATACTATAAGATGTCTTTATGTTACATTTTATATCTCGTCGAGAAAAATTTCGCGCCCCGTGGGTTGACAAACCGCGCTCTCCATGATACGCTCGCTTAACTTGCATAAGATCTGAGGTTTAGAAGATACTTAAAGATATTAGATCTGAGGTTT